CTAAAAAATACGCTGGTGACCCCAGTAATATAGTATACCGTTCTAATTGGGAAAGACGATTCATGGTATACTGTGATAAAAATGACGATATAATATTTTGGGCAAGTGAAGAATTACCCATACCATACTATAATCCTGTTACAAAGAAAGTACATAGATATTTTCCCGACTTTATCATAAAGACCTCAAAAGGCAAGCGTTTTATGATTGAAATAAAACCTGCCAAATATCTAAAACCACCTAAACCTCAAGCAAAAAGAACAAAACGATTCTTTGGTGAACAAGTTGAATTTATTAAAAATCAAGCTAAATGGAAAGCTGCGTCTGCGTATTGTGAAGACCAAAATATGGAGTTTAAAGTGTTTACTGAAAAAGAATTAGGTATATACTAATCGTTTAATGCGTCACTAACTGTCTTATCAGCTACGCCTGTATTTTCATTAGCTGCATTATGATTAACACTTGATGTATTGTTTACTTGTGTCGTACCACCAACTACAACACCTCCGCCGCCACCACCATTTGCACCTGAAGCTGCTAACATTTGTGACTCTGTATTCAATTCTCCACCTGTTGCGCCGCCAGTTGTCTGTGCTGTACCTGTAATTGATTCACCTGTTTTTCTAATTGCATAGTGATTAAAACCTTTTGTTTCATAGTATGGTTCAAATTTACCTTGACCTAATTTAGATAGTTCAGCTGCATAAGCGGCCGCACCTGCCTCATCATTTCTACCAAATTTAACCTTATCACCTGAAGTAGTATCAATAACATCTCCCATATCATTTGTAGAAACAAGAGGTTGAGCACCTGTGTCTGTCATAGCCATTGGTACTGTAGCAGCTGCTTCTGTCATATCAGCTGTATCGCCATCACTTACACCTAAAATTTTATTCTTCATTGCTTTTGCTTTATCACCAATGAATGGTAATCCTTCAACTGATTCTAATACACCAACTAATAGACCTTGCATTAATTCTTTAATCTTGTTAAATGGTGCCATTGCAAACTCAACAATTTTATCTTTGATAGCTGTAACTTTTGATACAATACTATCTGTCATTTCTTTTAGTTTTTCTGGTATAGTGACCATTACAAAGTCTTTTACTTTTGTAAACAAACCAACAACTTCGTCTTTGATGTTTGTAAACCATGTAACAATACTATCTTTAATCTCTTGTACTTTTGTCGGTATTGTAACTGTAAAGAATTCTTTTACTTTGGTAAATATACCTTTCACTTCATCTACTATACCTGTAAACCATTCTGTAATACTATCTTTGATAGACTGTACTTTTTCAGGTATTGTGATAGTGAAGAATTCTTTTACTTGTGTGAATATACTAATTGCTTTGTCTTTGATATCTGTAAACCATGTTGTCAATGCGTCTTTTATAGCCTGTACTTTTTCAGGTATTGTGATTACAAAGAAGTCTTTAATATTTTGAAATAACTCACTTATTTTTTCAGGTAGTTCTCTAAAAAAGTTTTTAATATCAGTTACCATTGTTGATTCAATACCAAAGGCTGCCAATGCGTTTTCTAATAAACTGAAAAATGCGTCACCAATATATGATACTAACTGTATAGGAAAATCTACGAATAGTTTTTTTACACCACCAAAAAATGTACTTGCGTCACCTGTAAATAAACCTTTTACAATATCAATAATTCCTGTTAATGCTGATTTTACTGTTTCTACCGCACTATCAAAAATAGGACCAATATCATCTGTAAATGCACTAAAAAATGCCTTGACACCATCAACTATAGGTGCTACTGCTTCTGCAATTTGTTTACCATATTTTTTTAATACAACTGCAAGACCTAATAGGCCTGCAATAAGACCACCTTTAATTAACATACCCTTTATGCCACCGGCACCCATAAGACCACTAATTTTATCTTTAGCTTTTGCCATAAAACCAGGACCTTTTTCACTTTCACCGCCACTTATTGCTGGGTCAACTTCACCACCACCTGCTTGTGCTAAATCAGCATTTTGTTCTTGTGCATTTATTTGGTCTTTTTGAATTGATACACTATCACTAAACTTATCAGCAATTAAATGAATACCATCTCTTATATCTTCAAGTACAACCATCATACTTTCAAATGGATTCATAGGTTGAGCAACTGCACCACCACCTGAAAGTGCTTTACCACCACCAGATATAGTTGCTACTTGTGTACCAACTGCTCTGCCTATTTCTATTACTGATTCATTTTTTAGTGCTATCTCTGACATTATTTTTTACTCTTACTTGTACCTGTGTAAAGACCAAACCAGGCAGCACCAGCACCAACTACGATACTAATTAACCCACTTTGTTCCATTGTTGGAGCACCTAAGCCCATATACCATATTACACATTTGTATAATAAGACTATGTAAACAGTTAAGAATAATCTAGGGAATATTCTCCATGCGTCCACAGCTCTTGCCATGTGTATTAGTTTAGCGTATGGGTTAATACCTAAATCTTTAATAGATGTATCAACCTCTAGGTCCACACTAATTTTTTGTTTTGGTTCTGCAACCTTTATTTCTTTATCTGCCATTTTATCCTCTTTTACTTTGTTGTTCTCTGCGTTCTTTTTCATCTTTAAGATAATTAACTAATAACGAAACATATACCTCCCTCTCCCAAGGCATCATATTTTCAAGTTCACTTAACGAATACTTGTGATGTTGCATTAAAGCAAAATTCGTTTCAAAGTAATTCGTTAACGAATCATGTGAGAGGGCTATACGAAAAAACTTGCTAGTCCTTTTAATGTAACCTCAGACTCAACTTTTGTCTTTGGATTAGTCACTTGTACTTTATGTTCTAATCTTGGCATACTATTATAGAAATCTGTTAATTTTCTCATTTGTATTGCCGTCAAGTTTTCTAAAAACTCAGTCACTTCTTTTTTCTCTAAATCTTTTGCCATGTGGACAGTTTCGCCCTCATAGATACTTTCAATAGAGTTTTCAATCATCTTGTAAGTTTTTTCTATATTAACTTCTCCTGTTAATGTTTCACCATCAATATCTTTTAATGAAGGATATTTTAATGTAACACCTAACTTTCTATCTTCGTCAATAACTACATTACTTGAATGGTCGTCATCTACAAAAACTTCAACTTTTGCTAAATCAATTTCTACATCTGCATAAGTTTTACCGTCATCAGGACATAAAACTTTTAGTTTTGCTTTCTCACCTACAGACTTGGCACGAATTTGTAAAAATACATATTCAATGTCAAACATAGGATGGTTTTCAGCAAGTAACTCACCAAATGTACATGATTTAACTATTTCTTTAATGGCCGATATCATCTCTTTAGATTCACCGGATTCCATTGCCATTAATAATATCTTTTCCTCTTTTACAAGAAAAGGCCTAAAATTAATGGTCTTTTGTTGTGATGGTAAAGTCAATTCATACTTTGCCACATTGGCTAATGGTAACGCCATAATTTACTCCTTTGTATATTAAAATAACGGTGGAAATACTTTCCCACCTGTCACCGCCCCAATTGGGACTCTTTGCTTAATGGTATTTACTACATCTCTACCCGCTCTTTTTAATTCAGGCGGAAGTTTGTTTAGTATACCACCAAGAAAACTGTTGTCTTCAGCTCTTATTACTGCCGGTTTACCAAATGGTGCGCCAGTTGTATATGTACCAGTTTTATCCATTGTCAAATTAATCCAATTTTTAAATGCTAAAGTTACTGAAATTTTTTGTATCTCATCTACTTGACCATGACCATATGATACTGCACTAATGGTTTTAGGAAAACATTCAAACAATTCTACACCATAGGCAATTCTATCTCTGTCTTGGTTGCCAGCAAATGAACCAAGTTGGTATATTCTTAAACCACCTGTGTACTCATCATAAAAGTGTACATTGTTAGTAACTTGGTCAAATGCAGCCTTTTGCCACATCTCAAAGAAACTTCTTTGTCTTAAATATTTGTCACAATATACTGACATTGTAATTTCACCACTAAAACTATGACCATTTACAATCTGTCTTTTAGGTCCGTATATTTTTAAATCTGTTGTATCAAGGTTTCTACCTGGCATATCAACACTATCTACATAGGCTCTTAAACCTCTTTGTATTTTATTACCAACTGTAAGTTCGTTTGTAAGTGTAGTTCTTTGTAATTCGTTACCTCTATCTACACCTTGACTACCACCTGGACCTTGTGCTGAACCACCGTCAACACCTTTTGGTAAAATAAAGTCAACCATAAATCTAGTTGGTCTTGCAAAGCCTTCACCCTCAGCAATAGTAGCTAGCATTCTACCTA